CCGATGAGGAAAATCAGTGGGTCAAGAGCGCCAAGGCCCGCAATAATGATCCCCTCAAGGAATCGAGCGTGAGCAAGCTAGTCAAGAGGAAAGCTGAGGATTCTGCCATGGATGCCGCCATCAACCAGGCCCGCACGCAGGGTGCCGACCTCGCCTTCCGGCGTCTCGCCTCTCGGTATGAAGCTGCCGAAATCGTCCGTCCCATCGTTGGCGAAGTGAATGTGTTCGCTTCTGATGCTGCTTCGATCTACAAGCTGGCCCTGGATGCCAAGGGTGCGGATCTCGTGGGCGTCCCCAAGGTCGCTTACAAGGCTGTTCTCCAGAACATCCTCAAGACTGAGAAGGCTGCTGCTGCCCCCAAGACGACTCGTTTCGCCCAGGACTCTGCGGTCACCAAAACCCTGCAGGAAGAGTTCACCAACATTCCTGCCCTGGCCTAAGGAGAGAAGCCAATGCCTGGTTTTCAGCAATTCGTCAACCTCTATCCTGCTCCTGGAGTTTGGGGCGCTCGCGCCTCGAACAACCCGACTGCGGTAGTTGATGCTGGCCCGTTCAACCTCACCTCTGGCGCCTCTGGCGTTACTGTGGGCAAGATGGCCTGGCAGCAGCTCACTGCTGCCACAGGCAAGTCTGTCGTCAACAACTTCAGCCCCACTGCTCCCGTCATCCCTGATGGCATCATAGGCAACGAGCAGCAGGTCCTGATCACCGCCTGGCTAGCGCAGTATGGCCTCGTGGTTCCTGCTGGCTATCCTGTCACCATTTACAATCGTGGTGATTTCTGGGCAAAGGCTGTCTATGGCCCTGTGGCCATCGGCAACAAGGTGTTCGCCAACCTATTCTCTGGCGATGTGCTGGGTGCTGCTGCTGGTTCCTTCCCAACGAACGCTGTCGGCTCTTCTGCTGTGGTCGTGGCCACCACCACCCTCGGCACACCTTACCTGATGACCATCACTTCCACGACCAGTGGCTCTCTGCAGATCGGTCAGCAGATCACTGGCCCTGGCCTCACTGGTGGCCTGTTCTATGTCGACTCGTTCGGCACCTACAACGGCAGCACTGGTACGATCAACCTCAGCGCTCCTGTTCAGGCTGCTTCTACTGGCGGCACCTTCACCAGCATCGCGAATGTCGGCATCGGTGGTGCGGTCGTTTCCAGTGCCACGATCAACTCTGGCACCAACATTCTCACCATCGTCACCCAGACCAGCGGCATCGTCGCTGTCGGCCAGCTCATCCAGTGCGCCACTGTCGGTCTTCCTGCTGGCGCCTATGTCGCCTCGTTGGGCACCTACAACGGCACTTCTGGCACCGTCAACATCGGCCCGAGCAACGCGACGGCCACGATCACGACCCAGCCCTTCAACTTCTCGGCATGGATCGAGACTCCCTGGTATTTCAACTCCGCCGGAAACACTGGCGACCTCGTCAAAATCGGTTCTCGGTGGTAGGAGCTGACACCCATGCCTAAGTACTTCACTGACAAGACCCAACTGCTCGCCGAGCGTTTCGGCATCGGAATGGACAGTGGTGATCATCTTCTGATCCCTGCTGTCGATATCCTCTCCACCATGGGCATGTCCATGGACCAGGCTATGCAGCTGGCAATGGACGCTCCCACCAACTTGCTCCAGGCTGGCCTCATCACCCAGAGCAATGCTGGCATCCCCAACTACCTCTCGAACTATCTCGATCCTGAGATCGTTCGCGTTCTCACTGTCCCGCTCAAGGCAGTGGACATCTTCGGCGAAGCGAAGAAGGGCGATTGGCTGATGGACTCGGCTCAATTCCCGATCATCGAAAGCACTGGCGAGGTCAGCAGCTACGGTGATGATAACGAGAATGGTCTCGTCGGCGCCAACGCCAACTGGATCCCTCGCCAGTCCTACCACTTCCAGACCTTCACCCACTGGGGCGACAAGGAACTGGCCAAGGCCGGTCTCGCCAAGCTTGACTGGGCTGCTGAGCAGAATGTCAGCTCTGCGCTCATCATGAACACCTTCATGAACAGGGCCTACTTCCTGGGCGTTGCTGGCCTGAGCAATTATGGCCTCATCAACGACCCTGCTCTGTCTCCCTCCATCTCGCCTCTCAATGGCTTGTGGAAGAGCTGCACTGGCGTCCAGATCGTCGCTGACATCCAGAACCTGTTCGTGACTCTGCAGCAGCAGCTTCAGGGCAACATCGAGCTGGAAGATCCGCTGATCCTGGCGCTTCCCTCCACGCTCCAGCCCTACCTGCTGACTCCGATGGCCAATATCTACGGCACGCCCAGTGTCAAGGCCTACCTGAAGGAAATCTTCACCAACCTTCAGTTCAAGACTGCCCAGCAGTATGTCACTGGCAGCGGCAACCTCATCCAGCTTATTTCCCCCAAGGTCCAGGGCCAGTCCACTGGCTTCTGTGCCTTCACTGAGAAGATGCGTGCACATGCGATCGTGCGCAAGACCTCCAGCACCCACCAGAAGAAGTCGGCGGGAACCTGGGGCTGCATCATCAAACTCCCCATCGCGATCGCATCTCTCCTCGGAGCCTAGAGTTCAATGGCAGCTGTCGAATTCCTCAATGTCTATTGCAAACTTCCCAATGGACTGACCATGTGTCTAGAGGTGGATGGAGAAGTCAAGCGTGTCACCCTTCCCCGTTCTGCTCGATACATTCAGCCACACCCCAAGTTCATTCCCACCAAGGAGAAATACATCGTCCTTGGCTCCACCGTCACTCCTGTGGCGAAGGATTTCTGGGACGCATGGGTGAAGAAAATGGGGAAGGAATACGCTCCCATCAAGAACGGGCTCGTGTGGGCCTCGCCCAATCGCTCAGATGGCGACGCACGCGCTCGCGAGATGGAGACAGTCAAGACTGGCTTTGAACAGCTCGAACCCAAGGATGTCCCTGGGATCGAGAAGCGAAACGACCGAGACGACCCGGAGTAGTCCATGGCTTACACTCCCACCATTCCTGCAGTTTTCGATTCAACATCATTCCTGGTGCGCTACCCCGAATTCTCAACGGTCAGCGTTCCTCTGCTCACTCAGTATTTTGCTGAGGCAGGGATGTATTGCAGGAATGATGGTGGTGGACCCATCACCGACCCGACTGTCCTCACCACCCTGCTCAACATGCTGACCGCTCACATCGCTGCACTCAATAGCGGTGTGAACGGTCTGCCTGCTGCACAGCAGGTCGGTCGTGTAAGCTCAGCAGGAGAAGGCTCAGTCAATGTGAGCCTCGAAATGAAATCCGTGCTTGGTGCGGCGTGGTATAACCAAACCAGGTATGGGGCTGCCTACTGGCAGGCCTCGCTCCCGTTCCGGCTGGGCGGAAATCTCGTCCTGCCATGGTCTGACCTCTGAGGTTCGCATGGGTGCTCTGAGTTCTGCTACCAAACTTCAAAGCATTTTCAATGGACTCATCAGCAAGATGGGTGGATCAACTGAAGTCAATGTTGGATTCCTCGAAGGCACAACTGCTGGCTGGGTTGGTCCTCGTCCGAAGGTGCCTGGAAAGAAGTGGAAGAAAACAGAGAAGCCTGCAAGCAGTATCACCAATCCACCTGCGGCATACATTGCGTGGGTCATGGAGTATGGTGATCCGACCCACAACATCCCAAAGCGACCTTTCTTCTCAACCATGATCAACGAGAAGAAATCTTCATGGCCTGATTTGATTGCTGCAGCGATGCGCATGCATCATTATGACTCGCGAAAAGCATTCGAGACGGTCGGGCTCAGAGTGAAAGAGGATCTTCAGAAATCCATCGTGGAGTTCCCGCACCTTGGAACTGAAGCAGAGAAACGAACTGCTGATCGCAAGGGATTCTACACACCCTTGATTGACTCTCACAACATGATCAATTCCATCGAATATGTGGTGCTCTAATGAGCCTTCATGATCTCGCTTCTGGCATCATCAGCAACATCAATCCGATGATGGTTTGTCAGTGGCAGAAAAACACTGGGTCTGTCGCTGCTGCTGGTGGCCATCGCACGCCATCCTATGCAGCTTCTGCACCAGTGAGAGCTCAGGTCCAGCAGCTTACTGCTGCTGAAATTGCCCACATGAATGACATGAACATGTCAGGCATCCATCGCAAAGTGTGGTGTGATGCTCAGTTGACTGGAGTTGATCGTCTTTCTGGAGTTGGTGGTGATCTTCTCACAATGCCAGACACCACCATCTGGCTCGTGGTTGAAGTGGTCGAATCTTGGCCTGACTGGTGCTCTGCTCTACTTCAGAAACAGGTAGCTTGATGGCATTCTACCAGAACACCCCAACTGATCTTGCGATCTCCACTGCGTTGCAAACTTGGATCATGGAGGTCCTTTCCCTGGATCTCGCTCATGTGGTCCAAGGTTACGACAATCGCGTCTCGCAGCCGATGGGTGATTATGTTCTGATCACGAGGATGGGCAGCAAGCCACTCAGCACACCGTGGTTGACCTACAATGACACTGGTGTTCAAGCTACTGAATCTGAAATGACCAACATCAGCATTGAAGTCACCTACCAGCTCGATGTGTATGGACCAAATTCTTGCGATCACGCCATCACGCTTTTCGCATTGCTTAGATCAGATGCGACCAGTGAGTGGTTTGCAAACTATGGTGGCGTGAATGGAATCATCCTCGATACATTCTACACTGATGATCCTCAGCGCAGCGTCCTCACAAATCAGGAAGGACAATACGAAGACAGGTGGATCCTGCGAACGAGGCTTGACATCGTTCAGCAAGTTGCCACCTCTGTGAACTTCATGAGTGTGCTGTCGAATCCTGCTGTTGCGCTCAAAAACATTCAGTAACACTTTCCACAAGGAACCCTGATGAGCATTCCCGCCTCAACAATCGTCTCGGTGGTGCCGAGTGTCCTGGCCGCAGGCGGGAATCCGCTTGCGCTCAACGGGCTCTTCGTCTCTGCCAACAATCGTCTCCCGATCGGCCAGCCGATCAGCTTTCCCACGCTCGCGAGCGTTCAGTCGTACTTTGGTCAGTATGCCACCACCTTCACTGCAACTAGCGCTGGCACCAGCATGTCGGTCACTGCCATCGCCAGCGGCGGTCCTCTGGTCGTCGGACAGTATCTTCAGGGCGCACTTGCCACTGGCATTCTTCCTGGCACCTGGATCACCGCAGTCACCAATGGCGGTGTTGCTCCCTGCACAGTCACGCTCAGTGGCGCTGGCTTCACGCAGGCCACTGCTTTCACCTACACTGCCAACTGCCTCGAATCTCAGATGGCCTCAGTCTACTTCAGTGGCTGCACCAGCAGCACGCTGAAGCCGACTGCTCTGCTCATGACTCGCTACGTAACTGCTGGTGGTAGCGTGGGCAGCACCTATCTGGGTCAGGCTGCTTGGGTCCGTGGAAATATTCCAACCCTCGCTGCTGTTCAGAGCGTCGTGAGTGGCACGCTTTCGCTCACCGTCAATGGCCTGCTGTGTACTTCTAGTGCGCTCAACCTCGCTGGCCTTTCCTATGTCGCTGCTGCTGCTGCGATCCAGACTGCCTTCTCATCTGCGTTCGTAGCTGCTGCTCTTGGCACGACCGTCACCTGGGACGGCCTTGCTGGTGGCTTTATCATCCAGTCTGCTGCGAATGTCACGATCACCACCTGTGCTGGCACGAGTGTCACTGCTTGCACTGGCGTGAACGCTGCAACCTTGGGCCTGTCTTCCACCCAGGTCACGATCAGCCCTGGCTCGGCTGTCAATGTTCCAAATACCTTCATGGCGCAGGTTGCTCTCTACACCACCAACTGGGCTGCGTTCACCACCTGCTTCGAGCCCAGCGCTGCGGACAAGCTGCTCTGTGCGACCTGGAATAGTGGTACTGGTGGTCAGTTCGTCTACGCTCCCTACGACTCCGACGCCACGATCGTATCGAGCAATAACAGCGCGACCTGCATCAGCCGTGTGGCCACCAGTGCTTCGCTCAGCGGAACCTGTGCCTGGTATCTCGATCCGAATGCCGCAGCCTTCTGCCTTGGCTTCATCGCCAGCACCAACTACAACATGACCTCTGGTCGCGCTGCCATCGCCTTCAAGTCTGGCACTGGTATCAACGCCAGCGTGAGCGATCCTACCAGCTATGCAAATGCGATCGCGAACGGCACGAACTTCTACGGCAACTGGGCCACTGCGAACAGCCAGTTTTTCATGGCTTACAATGGGTTCATCACCGGACCTTTCGGCTGGCTCGACAGCTATGTCGGCGCCATCTGGCTGAACAGCGCATTGCAACTGGCTCTGCTGAACATGTTCACTCTCATGAACAGCATTCCCTACAACAATGCTGGCTATGCCACGATCAAGGCTGGATGCAAAGCCACGCTGGATCTCGCGCTCATGAATGGCGTGATCAATCGCGGCGTGGCGCTGACTGCTGCTCAGGCCAATGCAGTGGATACGGCTGCTGGTCTGATAATCGATCCGACCCTGGCCACCATCGGCTACTACCTCCAGGTGCTCCCTGCTACGAGCACTCAGCGCAACAACAGGCAGTCGCCCACCTGCACCCTCTGGTATATGGACGGTGGCTCCGTGAACCAGCTCAACCTTGCCTCCATCGACATCCAGTAGGAGCTGAATCATGGCCAAGACTCTCACCAGTAACAATGCTTCATTCATCCTCACCATCCCTGGTGTTTTCAACGCACCGTTCCAGGTCCAGGGATTCGCTGCCGACGACATGTTCAGCACTGACCCACAGAAGCCTGTGGAAGTCAAGATGGGCGTTGATGGCAAACTCAGCGGTGGCTATGTGAAGCACCAGATCGTGCAGAAGATCAAGCTGTCGCCTGATTCAGTGTCGCTTCCCTACTTCGACCAGTGGCTGCTCGCCATGGACACTGGCCTGGATGCATATCCGGCTCAGGGTCGCATCACGATGCCGGGCAATGGCGCGGAATACACGCTGAACAATGGCTGGCTGACGCAGTACAAGAATGTCCCGGATGCGAAGAAGTTGCTCCAGGACCAGGAAATGGAAATCACCTGGGAATCAATTCAGAAGGGAGTGATGTAGCATGAGTCGCAGAACGAAAGACTTCAAGGTCGAAGCAAGTGGCCGTGATCAAGGGAAGATCTTTCGCCTCACTGAAATGTCTGCCTTCGCTACCGAAGTTTGGGCTGCCAAGGCTCTGCTCGCCCTGCTCAATGCAGGTGTCGATATTCCAGACAATGTGAAGGACGCTGGGCTTGCGGGCCTGGCGTCAATCGCACTCAGTGCTTTGGGCAAGATGCCTGCGGAGTCTCTGATTCCTTTAATGGAAGAAATGATGACCTGCGTGCAGGCAGTTCCTGATCCGCGCAACCCTCTTCCGCGTCCTCTTTTTCCTGATGACATCGAAGAGGTAATGACGCTTCTGAAAATCAGAAAGGAACTGCTTGAACTACACCTAGGTTTTTCGCTCGCCGCCAAGCTCTCCAGCTCCACAGCTTCGGCGGCAGAAGCAGAGACGACCTCGCAAACTACCTGAACATATCACCACTGCTTGGCGTAATCATCAGCAAAAAGTTGGCCACACTTCACGAGCTGCAGACCATCTATGGTTCAGAGGACGCCTACAATTTGTATGAGATCATCCGAGTCGACAACTACAACGAGAACCTTCTGACGAGGCCAGCAAATGAGTAATGTCATCGAGAGCCTGGTCATCACTCTCGGGCTGGATGCTGAAAAGCTGAAGAAGGGCCTGCACGATGTGATGGAGGGACTGCGCGGCCTGAGCCATAAGGCCGACGAGTCCCTACATCATCTTGAGCACATGGCAAAAAGTAGTGAGCCTCTGATCGATGGAATGAAAGAGCATCTGGTTGGGATGCTTGGTGCGCTTGCTTCTGTTGGCGCATTCATGGCTTTCACTGAGCATACGATGAAGGCTCAGACTGCCATGATCCATCTTTCTGAAGAGACAAAAATGTCTGTCGAGGATATTAGTCTCTGGCAGAATGCAGTCATCATTGCAGGTGGATCAGCAGAAGGATTCAATAGCTCACTCAAGGGTATGGGTGAGTCTCTCATCGCAATCGAGAAGGGTCTTCCGCGTGCGAAGCGTGCGATCAAGGCATTTGAGGCTGCTGGGATTCAAGGACTTGGCAAAGGACATCATGTCGAAATCACTGACATGTATACCAGGATCCATGACAAATTTCAGAAGCTAACTGTTGCTGAGGCCATGACGCTTGGTAAGCGCATGCACTTGGATGAAGCAACGATTCGTGTTCTTCACAAGACTGGTGAAGAGTATGAAGAGTTCATGAACAAGGCCAAAGAAGCAGGTATCGTCACAAAGGAAAATGCAGAAGCTGCACATCAAGCTGAAGAAGCGCAGAATGAAATGAAAATCAGCATGCAGCGTTTCGCTGAGACGATTTTTCAGTATGCTGTTCCTGCAATGAAGTTCCTCAGCGAGAAGATGACGCAGTTTGCTCAGTGGGCCCGCAAAAATCCAGAGATCATCAAAGGTGCCTTGATGACGATCGGCACCGCAATGGTGTTTGTCGGCGCCAAGGCAGCATGGATGGGAGCTCAGGCTGCGCTTGGGTGGCTTGGCTTGCTTGGACCTGTTGGCCTGATCATTGCAGCTATCGGCCTGGTGGTAGGCGCACTCGTCTATGCCTACAATAAATTTGAAGGCTTCCGCAATCTCGTCAATGGAGTCTTCACATGGATCAGTGGCACAATTCAAGTGAAAGTGGAGAACTGGATATCAATTTTCAAATCACTTTGGGAGGCAATCAAGTCTGGCTTCACCCTTGTGGTTGGAATCTTCACGCTCAATTTTGACAAGATCAAAGAGGGATGGACTGGTCTTGTTGATGCACTTGGTGATGCATTCAAGACTTTCCGTTACGACATCGAGAATGAAATGCTTCTGGTTATTTTTGCGATCATCGATGGCGTGACAAACATCTGGAATTCAATCAAGGAAACAAAACTCTACAAGTGGCTGTCTGATCATGACGGAAATGAGCACAAAGAGGGAGATGTAGTTGATGATGGACAAGGTGGCACATATGTCGTAGTTGCGCCAGTCACTGCTGCAGATGCGCAGAGTCCTGCCGTTTCAAATAACAGCACGAGCAGCAGAACTGCATCTACCACAATCAATGTGGATCGCATTGAGGTCACGCCAGACCCTGGTTCTGATCCTAGTGAAGTTGGTGCTGCCGTTGCTGGTGGCATGTCGGATAAAGCACGCGACCTAGCTTATCAAATGGATGCCTACTGATGCCAACCTTCTCGCTCCCTCAGTTCACTACGCCCTCGCTCAGCATCAAACTGCCTTCAATCACAGGCATCGGACTACCACAGCCATCCGGCTTCCAGATTCCAAATCAGCCTGCGTCGCCATTTCTCAATACTGATGATACGCCAATTGAAGTCGTACCAATCACGCCACCACTCAAGCAACAGTGGGGCGTATTTGATATGGCTGGCAACTCTGTGTTCTCAACCTTCGGCCCTGGTGGTGCTCCTGGAAATATCGACACATTCATCAGCTTGAGTTATAGCAACAATGCCAAGGTTAGTGACTTTCCAGTTGAGCAAGGCAGCTTCGCCAGCTACAACAAAACAGGCACTCCATTTTCGCCAAAGGTTGCTGTGGCAGTTGCTGGCCAGTCCCGGATGGAAGCACTGATGCAGCAGCTTGAAGATGAATTGAATAGCATCAACCTCTACCAGCTCATCACACCTGAACGAGTATACTCACCTGTGACGCTTGAAAAGTATGATTATGCTCGTGCAGTAAAAGCTGGCAAGAATATGCTTCATGTCACAATGATCTTCAAACAGGTAATTGAAATTACGCCAAATCAATATTCTCAGTCAGCAATTACTCATGCCAAGAAGCCTGCAGCCAACGACAAGGAAAACCACGGAAAGGAAACAACAACAGACGCAGCAACGCTGAAGAAAATGGCCATCAATGCAGCGCGCATCCGTGCTGGGTTTAAGCCTGGGACTCCTGGAATGTATGACACCACAACCTGGAAGCTGATTATCAAATGATCTACTGCGACCTCTCACTCAATGGAACGGTGCTCTTCTCTGGCGCACCTTGTCTGAATGCAGTGGCCATTCGTCCTGCGAGCTACATTGGCCTGGTTGGTGGTAGGCTTTCATTTCTTGATACGCAGGGTGATACTGATCCTGTGTGGACTGGTCTTGGTTCTCGCTACATTCTCCTGTGGCTTCCAAACTCTGGTGATCCAGGCGCTACCATCCCGCTGAAGTCAGTTCCATCCCAGCAGTTTGATATTGCGCTTGGCAATTTCTCCTACACCATCACCATCTATGAAAACTCACCATCATGACCATCGGCTCCTCCTTCACGAAAAAGCAGCTCATCGTGACCTTCGTCTTGAAGGATGGAACATTTGATGGAACAAATAATACCAAGATCATTCAGGGTCTGCGTATCCACTGTTCTGTGGACAAACAGGGCGAGCCAAGCAAAAATAAAATGAAGTTGAAAGTCTATGGCATGAGCACTTCTGACATGAATGTGCTCACTATCGTACCTGGTCAATCAGCACACGCACTTCAGGTGTTCCACTCAATCGTGAAGATCGAGGCCACAGAAGAGGGATCTTCCATCAGGAGCCTTGTTTATCAGGGTGATGTGACTGAGTCTTTCGCGAGCTATCACCAGCCACCAAATCTTCATTTCGCAGTTGAATCGCTCACTGGCTACTTTGGTGCCATCGCACCAGTGAAACCAACCAGCTACAAGGGTGGTGCTGATGTCGCCACCATCATGCAGGGATTGGCCACTCAGCTCGGCTATGGCTTCCAGAATAATGGCGTCAATGTGCAGATCAATAATCCTTACCTTTATGGATCTGCTCTGTCGCAGGCATCTGCAATTGCCAACGCAGCCAACATCGAATTTGGAATTGATGATGATGTTATGTTCATCGCTCCGACTGGCAAGGAACGCGCAGGAACAGCACCGCTGATCAACGCACAGACTGGATTGCATGAATATCCGACATTTGACAAGAAAGGAATCAAATTTAAGTGTCTCTACACTCCAGGTCTGAAACTGGGTGGTCTGGTAAATGTGCAATCATCCTTGTTTCAAGAAGGAAAGCAGAGCACCTGGAGGATAAACGGTCTGAAGCATGAGCTGACCTGCCTTGAGCCGAGCGCGAAATGGGAATCGCATGTGACTGCATCTTGGGTTGGGAATTGATATGGCAGGCGTCTTCGGCAGGCAGAAAATTGATACGGCGAACAGTGAGCTGAACGCTCTCATGTTCGTTATCAGTCAAGCCCTAGCAGGTGTTAGCGTGGCTACGCTTGTCCAGGTGGTGAACGCTTACCCTGGGGGCACAGGCGTCGTAGGCACCGTTGATGTTCTACCTCTAGTTCATCAAGTAGCAGGCGATGGCACCGCAATTCCCCACACGACGATCTACGGCCTGCCTTACCTGCGCGTCCAGGGTGGGGCAAATGCAATAATTTGCGATCCTCAAGCTGGCGATATTGGATTCTGCGTCTTCGCTGATTCTGATATTACCAACGCACAGAATACTTGTGCGCCTGCCTTGCCTGCCAGTGGTCGCAAATTTGACTACGCAGATGGCCTCTACCTTGGTGGCTGGAACGGAGCTGTCGCTCCAAACAATTTCATCCAGCTTGATGCAACTGGTGTGGCAATCAATACGAATGCGCTTGCTGCAATCATCGCAAGTGCGATGCTCAATGTCACCACGCCGCTCTCCGCGTTCTCTGGAAATCTAACGGTGGGTGGCGGCGCGAGCGGCAGCTTCACCACGCAGTCTGGCTCCGTCGTCACAGTTCAAGATGGAATCATCACCAACATTATGTAGGAGCAGAAGTGCAAGCGCAAGGATCTGGACTCATCAATCAGAGCTACTTCAATAACATGATCGCAGCAGTCAACGCTGCGCCGTCGTGCTCTGCTCTGAATGCCCTCACGACTCAGATCATGGCGTCGATCAACGCTGAACTCGAAGCACTGAATGCGCAGAATGCGAGCCTAGCGGCGCTCGGTGCTCTGAACCCGATGAGCATCACCAACCTCGGCGCTGCCGTGAACGCAATCCGCATGATGCTCGTGCCATACCAGTCTGCCTACGCAACATACCTAGCACAGTTCGCAGCCACCACTGCGGCGATCGCTCAGCTTCAGGCCGCTATCACCGCTGCGTCTGCGCGCTTCGCGTCGTGCTCCGTCACGCTGCCACCTGTGCGCAGCACGCTGAGCACGACCACTAATCCTCCTGCCGCCACTGTCTCAACGACTGCGCCTGGTGTTGTCGGATCCAGTGCTTCTCTAAATGGTACAATTTTAAGTTTCGGATCGCCCATACTAGATACTGGAATTGACTCAATAATCCAGGTGGCTTCTGGCTGCATGACATTCCAGCTTCAGAATATGAATGTGAGTTCTTCTGCTCGTGTTAGGTTTTACGGAACTGCTGCTGCTGCTGCTGCTGATCGTCTCAGGCCAAATACCATTGATCCAGTTGGCAACCATGGCATGTATGTTGACATGATGTTCACTGCTGGCTATTTGTCTTGGATCACCACGCCACCAGTCCTATGCAGCAACCAAGACAGTCCGCAAGCTTCGCTGCTCTACGCAATTGTGCAGAATCTTGGCTCACTACCTGTCGCAATAACCGTCAATTCCAGCATCTTGATTATGGAGTAACAAATGTCAGCCTTCTTGGGATTCATCTCGCCTCTGATGTCGCTTGGTGCGACAGTCCAACAGATGCAGACCACAATTGCCTCCGCACTAATCGGCTATGGTTGGCAGTGCCGTCGTCAGGCGCTCAATCCATCATCTGTGATGGCGACGAGCACACTGGTGAGCTACGCGAGTGCTGTTGATGGCGACAACAGCACGAAAGCAGGAACTATGGGCGTCACCTCTGCGTGGGTGGGGGTCATCATGCCTGCGGTCTTTACGCCGACCGCCATGTATATCACCTGCAATACAGACGCCGCATCTGCGTTCGTGCTTGATGCCCCGTTGTCGTTCAACCTGGATTACTGGAATGGATCAGCATGGGCTACGCTAGTCGGTTGGTCAGGTCAGACGAATTGGGAACCTGGCGAGCGCAGAAAGTTCACTGTCGC